CGATATTGCGCATTTGAGCGCCTACAGCTTGAAATGATTGGGCTATGATGTTTACGCTTGCTGCCAAACCTATAATAAACCCTGTTGTTATTCTGACCGCTTCACCAACGCCATTCACTTCATTCTTAAAGCCGCGACCTTGCTTACTGCCTTCACCAAAGTAATCAATAAGCGTGCTTAAAGCCGGTATCGTCTGCGCAACCAACTGTGTTTTTAGTCCTTCAAACTGAGTTTGAATAGCTTGGGTTTGTGCTGCCAATCTGCGTGACTGCTCAATAGACTCTTGAGTCTTGATAACACCTGCGTCTTCAAGCTGTATTCCGTATTCTTCAAGTATTGCGCCGCCATTAGCGAACAACGGCATTAGGTTACCTAAGTCGCCCGCCAAGCTCTGCATAATAAATCGTTGTTCTTGTGAGGTGGCCCCCAATGCATCAAGCTCGTCTTTTAGGTATTGGATAGCACCTACGCCATCTTTACCTTGTAGCGTTTTACCAAGATTGCGGATTTCTTCGTCTGTCATCTTGGTATTGTTTTGCAATGCCTCAAAGAAGTCAGCCGCGCCACCACCACCTGTTGCGCTAAACTCGCCTAACTTCTCTTGAGTATCTGCCAAGATTGCCGCTAACGCCTCCTGCTCAATACCGAAGCCAGCAGCCGCGTGGGTTAAGACTTGGAAGCTTTTCAGGCTCGAATTGGCCGTGCCCGCCATAATTCCTAGCTGCACATCTGCCTTAGCAGTCTCTATTGCAACTGCTGCCAATGCGCCTGCCGCAACTACTGCACCGCCGATAGCCATGCCAATAAACGAGCCTGATATCTTACTCATGTCTTCAGCAATACTATCTCGCAAATTACCTACTGAATCACTTATATTGCTGGCGCTATCACGCGCTTGGCGTTCAGCCTGCGTCAGTCCATCAGTAAACTCGCTCAGCTTTATAGCCAAATCTAGGGTTAATGTACCAAGTGAGCCTGATGCCATGACGGTTTATCCTTATTTTGGGCAAAAAAAAGTCCTGAAATTAATCAAGACTTACTAATCTGCAGTTGGTTTATTCGATATCACTGGGCTTGGCGTTCAGGTACTCTTCTATGCAATTGTCTCTAATAACTTCTGAAACATTTATCTGATAGAGAGCCCTTTCTGCCGGATTTTTATTGGTGGGCGCGTTATCGTAAACCGATTTAGTGAGGTTTTTTGCAAGTTCTGTCGCTTCCAAGTCGGTGCCAACCATATCAAGCAAAGAGTATTGTTCAGACAAAGTTTTGCCCTTGTACATCTCACCTATGACGCGATAGTAATTCTCATAATGCAAATCGCACTTTTGATTTATCGACATATCATCGACTGGGTGAGCAATTGAAGCGACGGGGGTAAGAAGTAGTAAACCGAACAGTAATACTTTCATGGCAATCTCAAGATAATTGATTTATCCATTAATAGTATGACTAAATATTAATAATATCTAGTCGTCAATCTGTGCCTCAAAACTAATTTCAATATCATCTTCATGCGGCATCAACTCTAGCGGCTCAATCCAGTCCGCTTGTGGGCGTTGATTGTTTACCTGAAGAGCCATCATGTTGGCGGCGGTTTGTTCAAATCTACGCCCTGTGTTTAAGCTACCACGCCTTGAACGATACTCAGCCCACTGGTTGATCTCTAGCATTGTCAGATTGCTTTTAACTTGATGAATGGTGTTGCCACCAATGCCGTTTAACGCAAGCTCATAAAGCAATTCATTTTCACCTGCTATGAACCCTTTTTGCTCTTGGCTTCCTCCATCGACTTTTTTATATTATCAGCGTTCCACACCATATCAAAAATTGCGCTTGCCAGCGTCTGCACAAAGTTATTTTCTACTTGCGCCTGAGTAAACATGGTCTTGCCTTTATCGTCGACTAGGGCTTTGCTAATCCATTCAGACACCACGTTCTCTTTATTACCCCATCGCATAAATAAAGACTCAGTCTCAATAAATGGTAACTGCTTGATGCGGATATCAACGCTACACTCTTCACCATTGTGCCAAAAGGTAACGGTTTCATCGCGCACTTGCGAGACAAGACTTCCTGATTTGATGTCTGCTAGGCTTAACTTTGCCATCTTTTTAATCCTCTAAAAATAGTTAAGCCTCAATTAAGAGGCTTAGTGTTTGTGGTAATCCGTGATTGCGCTACGCTTATGGCGTAGTTTTGTATGTTGTGACTGCTTTTGATTGGCGCTTCATCGAGATGGTGTGTTTAACCAAAGAATCTGCATCAAACGTAGGTGATGAGTCTTTAAGTAACGCTGTAAATGAGGTCCATGTACGTGTAGTAGGGAGTTCAACCTTACCTGTCAGCGGTACGTCTAGCGTAGGCTCACCGATACCATCTGACCAACCCACATAAACCTCAACACCTTCAAGGTCTGCCGCCAACTCAAGCAGTGTGATGTGACTTAGGTTGTCAGGGTCGGTATTAAGCATAATCGAACCTTCGCCCGGCTGATTAAGACCATATAACGACGTCTTAGAATCCGTTTCTTCTAAGCAGGTGTCGTCAATATCAGTCGGACTATCATCACCTAACGTGATACCGGTTATACACACCATCTTTGTGATTTTCTGTGCTGCAGTAAGGCCATGCTTAATCCATACCTGGGTGCCTTGCGTCAGTACGCCTTTTTTAACTTTAGCCATAATGATATTTCCTGTAATAGTTGGTTTTCTTAACGCTCTAAAATCCAATTTGCATCGAATCCGCGAGCGTAAAGCTTGGTTTCAGTTTCGTACTGATTGATTGAGGGATTATTTATCCATGACTGCGACTCTAAAGCACGTCTTGCGGCATCGCGTAACTCGTATGCTTGACGAGGATTATCGGCATAGACCATTAATTGATACTGTGTGTTGTCAAAATTTGCACCGGCATCCAAATGATTGAGCGCCTGACCACTGATTGCTTGCCAAACCATGTAAGGTGTAGGTGTTTTATGGGGCGCCACGTCCTCATGCAGGCGTGTAGCAACGTCAATCAATGCGCTGATAGCCGTATCAGCCTTAAGCGTCCTGAATATGGGTAAAAAGCTCATAGCTTGGCAATCTCCTTGTCCAACTCCTCTGAGAAAGAGCGTTTAAACTCAGCTTCTGCCGCGTCTTTGTTGTTATTCAGCGCTGGTCGCATAAATGGTGAGGCTGAATTGGTAGCGCTGCCATACTCTAGAAAGCGCCAGTACCATGTATCGCCACCAGAGTTCTTGGATGATCCGCCAGTCTCGTAAGTTTGGCCAACAACACCCTTTCGTCTGTTTGGTGCAGTATTCGGATATTTTCTAGCGCCGCCCTTAACACCAACTCTCATCATCAAATAACCGTAACCCTTAGTTTTACTAGGCCTCGTTATGATGTTTTTCCATATTCTGTTTGAGCTGTCTTTATCATCAAGCCCTTTGGCGTTCTCAATAGCCGCCTTTCTGACAATATTCATTGCTTTTCGAGCTGAACGAGTAGCGGCATTCTTAACCTTGCGAGGCTCACCAAGTTCGCGCATTCTTGCGATGACCTCATCAAGCCCTTCTATTTCGTTGGCCATAACTAATCCCTATGAACTTCAACGCCTTGCGACAAGTTAAATGTGGTGTAAGTCATACCGTCTTCGTTGTCGTCCAAGCCTTCGCTGGCAATAGCAAACGTCCGACCTTTCCATATCACGCGCATAGTTGTGTCAATCTCAGTGTTATAGCGCACCAACATACGTGCTGTGACTTCTGACTGTTCGGCTTGCGCGCGCATTAAATCTCTAGATGATAAGGGGGTAATCTTGGCCCACAGTTTGCCATGCTCAACCCAAGCCGCTGGCAAAACAAAACCATCATCATCGCGCGCGCCAGCATTGTATTTTTCAATAGTTACGCGATGTCTCAATTGTCCGGCTAGTACTGGCATGGCTGATACTCACTATAAATTTGGTATTAAAAAAGCCCATCAAATGAGGGCTTTTTGTTTTAATTGGTATGCTAAATATCTACGTCAACCTTGGCCTCGCTAATCATAGACCTGTTAGGCTCGCCAACCATCCCGAGACAAAAAAGGCGAATTTTAATATCAGTCACTTGTACCGAAGTTTCGCCCTCAAAGTCGTTTACTAACTTCTGAGTAGCAGCGCATATATCAGCTTCAAGCTGCGTGCGTTTTTCTCTAAAATCTTTAATATCCATACATCACCCATCTAAGTAAGTTGAATTGCTTGGCTCGTCGCAATCCTGCATTTGCTCGGATAATTCGGATAACGAACCGTCTATTTGGTCGACCAACTGCATAATAATCTGCTCTTTGTTTGCTGACTGCTCAATCAAAGTGCTATTTTGCTCCACTATCTTTGTCAGCAGCGGTAGTAAGTCTTTGCAGCAGCAGCTTTGCGCGGCGTTTTGCGTCATCTTTTTGCTTCCTTATCCATTCACGCCGTTCTTCACAGCCTTTGCACGCCATATCAAATCCTTAACTTCACCATTCGCCTATGCACTTACCATGCTTTAAAACCTCAAGACCGCTTTCAGCCTCAAAATCTTTCCCGCACTTGCAGCAAGCCCACTTAACAATCCCTTTATCGTTACGGAGCTTCATATCTTTACCCTTAAACTCATGGGCGCAAAATAAAGGATGTTTGCGAAGCGCGTTTAT